TCAAGGCGGCGGCGCCGAGGCCACCGCACCCGGTGGCGCAGCATGCCCCGCCACAAACCCCGCCTGCTGCGCGCGCGCATCGTCCAGATCGGCGTAGCACTTCAGCAGGCCCTTGCGGATCACTTCACCCCTGGCAGCTTCCCCGACAAGAAAGTGTCCATCCTCCCGGTAAAGCTGGGCGCCAGTACATCCTGGGGCAGCTGTTTGGTCGGTGGGATCGCCGGGCAGGTTGCGATCGCGTGGGGGACCGCCTGCGGGGCGCTGGGGGCGGTTTCGCAGGCGCTCAAGAGCAGCATCACGCTCGCGAGTAACAGTAGTGATTTCATCGTCCAGTTCCTTGGTTCGTTGGTTAAAAGAGCCCTGCATGACGCCGCCGACGCGGTAGGCCTCGGCCAGCAGGGTGGTGCTGCGGGTGATCAGCTCGCCCTTGAATGTGTCGTACTGCACCTGCACACGGTGCGCACCGGCCTTGTCGCCGGCGGCGTAGCCGCGCTTTTCAGCGGCGCCCACGCGCCAGGCGTGGGCGCCCCACAGGCCGGCGAGCAGCGCGAGCAGGATCAGCCAGCGGTAGGGGTTGAGGAGGTCGAGTAACTTGCTCATGTCGCCACTTCATCCAGCACGTCCGCGATGGCTTGGGCCACGGCGCGGGGATTGGCCAGGTAGCGCTCGCGCTCCGTGGGGTTGGTCAAGAAGAAGGTCTCAAGAATGACGCCTCCGCCGTTGACATAGCCCAGGCGGCCCCGTGCAGATTGGCTCTGGTCGATCCAGCCGCTGTCGCCGCGCACGCGGGTGCGCAGTGCCGAGGCCACGCGCTGGGCGAGCTGGCGGGCGACGGCGCGGTGCGGCGGCAGGCTGATGGCTTCGACCCCATGAGCGCTGGGGTTGTCGGATGCGTTGAGGTGCAGCTCGACGGCGATGGCGCCCTGCCCGATCAGGCTGATCGCGTAACGCAGCGGCAAGTTATCGCCATCGGCGCCATCTTCGATGACGACGTGGCCCATGCTGCGCAGCAGCTCGGCCGTGAGGTCGCGCAGCTCAAGGGCGATCTCGGCTTCGGTGAAATCGGCGGCGACGGCGCCGGGGTCGGTGGCCGAGTGGCCTGCGGTCAAGACGATCACGCTCATGGTTCATGGCTCCATGTCATCGGGGTTTTGAAGGGACGATTGGTCTGGCGAGGGGGTAAAGCTGGTTGGGCTAGGCGGCCCAGGCCGACCCGGCGCGCCGGGGGCGCCCATGCCACCGTGGTGGCGCCAGCGCGGATTGGCGGCAATGCGGATACGGTCGGCGATGCTTTCGACCGTGGTGTCGGCTAGGTGGGTGGCGCGGCCCTCTGTCCAGCTGAGAAAGGCGCCGCGCGCCCAGCCGGCCGCGAACAGCAGGGGCATGGCCAGCAGGAAGTGCGGCGGTGTAAACACAGCGCCCCAGGCGCCAATCGCGAGGTACATCACCACGCCTGCTATCGCGGCGGCGACGCCGTCGCGCCACAGCTCTTTCATGACCGAGAGAACGGCGATGCGCGTGGACGAAAGGGTGAAGGCTGTCTTGAACGCCGCGCCGACCAGCGAGGTGGCGACCGCGTAGCCCAGACTCTCCCAGTCGTAACCTTGAACGCCCAGCGCGAAGGTGTTGGCGGCTGCCGCGAGCGGCCACGATGCGGCCAGCGCCCACACGATCAGGTACTGCCAGCGCATATCACTCCAGGGGCACACGGTTGGATTCGTCCTTGAAGTCATCAAGTCCGTGCGCGGTGCGCAGGTCAGCGTTCAAGCCCGTGCCAATCAGCAACATCATCGCCACGCACACCAACCCTGAGCGGGCATAGACCAGGCGAATGATGTCCAGGTCGGCATGACGCGCAGCGATGAACAGCATCAGGAACAGCGCGCCGCCAAGGCCCAGCCCGGCCATGGCCAGCATGGCGTGAAAGCGCCTGCGACGGCGCACCCACAGGCACAGTTCAGCCAAGGCAAAGGGCAACACCGCCACCGAAAGCACCAGGAAGGCCACGCCGACCGGCACGCGCCCCAGCAGCGAGGCAATGACGGCTGATTGCGACTTGAGCGACCACAAGGTCAAGGTGCCAGCGTCCCACAGGTCACCAGCCAACATGAAAGCCAGCACCGCGTAGAGAACGCGGTTGAGCACGTTGCGCGCGCTCTCGCGCTGCGCGGCCTGGATAGCGGCGACTTTCTCGCGCAACCAACGCAGCAGGCGCGCCATGGCTTCAGGCCCCCTTCCACCGTTTGTACGAACATCCGATGGCGACGGCCGCCACGCGCCCGAGCGCGTCGTCGCCGCGCATCTTGGTCACTTCCAGCTTGTAGCCAACGCTGCGGATCAGCGCGCACTGCACGCCCAGCAAGCGCACCTTGCTCACGATTTTGTAGTGGTACGTGTCGCCGTCGCGCAGCAGGAAGTGGCCTTCCTTGCTGCTGTGGATCTCAAGGTCGCCACTCAGCAGCACCGGGCGCGCGGCCACGTCGACGCCCAGGTCAACCGACATTTGGCTGGCGCGGTTTCGCAGGCCGGCCCACCCCCAGCGGGCGAGCCAGGATCGCGGTTTAACCTTCAAACCGAGCACCTTGAAGTACAAGGGGCCGGTGAAGTCGGGGTCGTCGTAGGTGACGACGCGCTCGCCGGGCAGCGCTTCGATGCCGTCGCGCAGCGACAACCACTCGCCATCGCGCAGCACGGCCAGTCCGTCGCCGTTGATGCTGATGTTGTTGTCCCACTTGCGCGCCCAGCGCGGCAGGTGCGTTGCGGTCTTGCTCAGGCCGATGCAGGCGATGGCGACCACGAACGGCGCCGACCAGTCGTAGAGCGTGGTTTCGGCGTCGGCTTCGACCGCGCGCTCGATGCAGCGCCGAGCGGCGACCTTGTCGGCTGTGCTCACGTCGGGCAGGTCAGCCATCTCGTCGATGGCGTCCTCGACCCCGTCGTTCTTGATGCGGTTGGCCGCGAAGTACAGCAGGGTGTAGCCACCGGCCAGGCATAAAAAAAGCGCCACCAGGGCGCCGATCAGGGTCAGGGCGATGTTCACGTCAGTCTCCACCTTGCCGCAGCGGCGAGTGATGCAGGGTCAAACCGGTGCGGCTCTGCCAGACCCAGCGCGGCGGCGCACGCCTCATGGCACGACCACCGGCTGGCCTTGTTGGGGACGGGCCAGGCGATGAAGCCGAAGATGCCCTGCCAGTCGTACAGCGCACCTTCGTGCTGCCGGAACCACTGCGCGGCGGCGCGGGCGTCGGCCCACGGCAGGTCGATCAGCTCCCATTTGTCGGCGCCCAGGTTGATGCGCTTCATGCGCACGCCGCCGGCCTTGCCAGCGCGGCGTTTGCTCCACGCGGGAATCGGGTCGGTGGCGCCACTGCTGGCGCACCACAGGGCGCCGGTCTTGGCCGCGTCGGCGCTGCCATCAGGCATCAGGTCTCGCACGTCATCGTCGGGCTCGAACACCAGCTCGCAGTGACTGATGGGCGAACGCAGGCGCAGGCGCACCAGCAGGTTGCCGAGGCCGATGTACCAGGGCTCGCGCGTGCCGATGTAGAGGGCCAGCTTCACAGTTGTGCCGCCTGGATGAACAGGTTGTCGAGGGCGGCGCTGTCAAGGCCCAGGGCGGAGGCCAGCTGGATCAGCAGCGGGCGGCTGCGCTCGAACGCTTGAGAGTCGGCCCACTCGATGCTCGCCAGGCCGCGCTGCGTGGGGTCGGCGATTGCGGCAATGGCCGGCTCCACTTGATCGAGCAGCCCAGCGAGCAGCAGGGCCTGGCGCGCCTGTCTGCGCGTGACGGAGTGCGGCACTCGTGCTTGGCGCGCGGCGGCGACCTCCGCCTCTGTCATATCGACTACGACCCACTGCTGTGTCAGCGTCCCGGCTACATCGACAGGCGTCACCTCCACCAGCCACTGCGTCAAAGGGTCGTGCGCGGGCGGCGTTGCGGGTGCATACGGCACGAAGTCCCCAAACGGCGCCCCGTCTGGGATGGATGTGTTCGGGTGCGCTGCCCGCACGTCATGGATCGATAGGGCCAGCGCCCCTGTGGCTTGGTTTGTGTAGTTCATGTGTGCTTTAGAGGATGAACTGTTTCCAGGTGTTGTCGGGCCAGTCGATGTTGGTGAAAGAGCCCTTCGTCTCAAACGTCACACCGTCCCTTGAAGCGTCCAGGGTGAAGGTCTTTGGCATCTGTTCGTTCGGCGTAAAGGCATCGCGGTAAATCGCTACCGCGGCCACCTCTTTAGGCGAGCCAAGGTCGAAAACCACGCGAACGTCTCTGGGGCTGTTCACGGGGTTTATGTAGGAGGTGCTCAGGTTGTTGTCGACCATGGCCGACACGGGGTGGCCCGACAGTGCGGAGCCGGTGCAGGTGACTGGTGTCGATGGCGTGGTCAGGTCTCCCCCTCCGGGGGCGCCGCGCAACTCCACCTCCGGCAACGCCAGGTAGGTCGGGAACGCGTACCCCCCGACGTTTTCAGCGATCAACAACGACCAGTACCGATACCCGGATTGCTGGGATGCCGCGCGAATGAGTGCGTTGGCCAGCATGTCAGACCCCCAAGTACGCGCCGTACAGTTGCGAGCCCACCTTCCACAGCACAACCCAATTGACGCCCGAGGTCGCCAGCGTGGGCGCGGTGCCCCCGCCGCCGTTCTTGGGCCAGATCACACTGGACCAGGTGATGGCGTAGCTGCCCGATGTGACCCCCAGCACGACCGATTGGCCGGCAGCGATGCTGCCCAGGTTGGGCGTGCGATTGGCGCCCAGCGTCCAGGTCTGGATGCTGCCGTTGGCTGGGTTGATGACGGCGTTGGCGACGTCAGTTACAGCGAAGACCGTCTCCGTAAAGCCCGTGAGGGTGGGTACGGTTAGGGTTTTGCTGGCCAGCGTCTGCGCAGTGGTCAGGTCGGCGATGGCGCCAGATGGCACTGTCTTACCGGACCACCCGTTCAAGTTGGTGCTGGCCGCCTGTTTGCCGTTCAGCGCAGTCTGCGTCGCCGTGCTGACCGGCTTATCGGCGTCGCTGGTGTTGTCGACGTTGCCCAGTCCTACATCGCCTTTGACGAGGGTCACGTCAGCGGTCAGCGCCTTCCCTGCCACTTTGCGGGAAGTGGGCACCTTGCCGTCCAGCGCGGTTTGCTGCGCGGTGCTGACGGGCTTGGTGGCGTCGCTGGTGTTGTCGACGTTGCCCAGCCCGACAGCGGACTTATTCAGGTCTTGCCAGGTCTTGTCGCCGCGCCAGTATTGCGATGCGGCGCCGGGCGTGATCTTCGGCTCACCGGCAGCGGCCGCGGCAGCGTCAGCGGCAGATTGCGCCGCAGCCGTGGCGCTGCCCTGGGCGGCCGTGGCAGCGTTGGTGGCGGTGGTGGCGCTGCTGGCCGCAGCGGTCTTGCTGCCATCGGCGGCGGTCGCCGAGCCTGCGGCCGAGGTGGCGCTGGACGAGGCCTCGCCCGCCTTGGTGGTGGCCGTGGACGCGCTGGCGGCGGCCTCGCCCGCCTTGGTGGTCGCGGTGGCGGCAGCGCCGCTGGCGGTGGTGGCCGAGGTGGCCGCCTCGCCTGCCTTGGTCAGGGCCGTGCTGGCGCTGCCCGCTGCCTCGGTGGCCTTGGTGCTGGCGGTACCGGCGCTGGCGGCAGCGGCGGTCTTGCTGCCATCAGCAGCGCTGGCCGACGACGCTGCAGCGCCTGCGCTGTTGGCCGCAGCGGTCTTGCTGGCGTCGGCAGCGGTGGCGCTGCTGGCGGCAGCGGTGGCGCTGCCGGCCGCCGCCGTCTTGCTGGCGTCGGCGTTGGTCGCGTGGCCCGAGGCGGCGCTGGCGGCGGCCTGGGCAGCAGCCACGTTGGCATCCATGCCCGCCGTGGCGGTGTTGACGGCCCCCACGGCCACGTTGATCTGTGGCAGGGCGACCGCCAGATCGCCCCAGGCGGTGAAGGCCTTGGCCTCAAACTCGGCGGGTGGATCGCTGGGCAGCGGCGGATCGATGGTGACGGTGATGGGGCCGGCCATTACGTGAGTCCTTCCAGGTCAATTGCACATTCGGAATGCGTGGCGTACTGAATCGTCACCACGAAGTTCTGGAAGAACCCCCACACGGTGGTGGTCTCCCATCGGTCGCTGGGCGACCAAAGACAAGGTGTGCCGCGCAGGCTGGTGACCAGTGCGCGCACGTTGTTAAGCTGGTCGTTGGCAACCACCACGGTGAAAGAGGCGGTGTCGGCGTAATCGCCCTGTTTGAGGAACACGTCGCCGTACTCGTCGCGCTGCTTGCGGCTGAAGTCCATCAGGCCGATGCGCATGCCCAGCGACACGCCGATGCCAAACTCGCGCAGCTTGCCAATGGCCACCACGCCGACGCCCGCATCTGCGCCGCCTTCCAGCTCGATGCGCAGGGTGGCGCCGGGGTAGGACGGCAGGCCGTGGTACTCGAAGGTCGCGCGGGCCACGCGCGGCTCGAAGGTCCAGGCGTACCAGGACGACTCGGTCAGTTCGCTGCCAATGAAGGCTTCATGCTCGTGCACCACACCGTAGGCCGGGTGCGTCATGGTCAGCCTGACCTTGGTGACGGCCGCCAGGCCACGCAACACCACGCTGGAGATCGCCTGGCCAGGGCTCAACTCAAACCAGGCGTCGCTGTCGAACTGCGTGCGCGTGGTGCTGGACAAGTCGAATGCGCGCCACAGGTTGGTGTAGCCCACGCGCGCCCAGTAGGCGGCCTCGGTCTTGGGGTCTTTGTTGGTGTTGCCGGTTTCGGCCACCGCCTCGTACACCTCATGCCCGAGGATGACGCGCTGCCCCTTGGTGTAGGTGCTGGCGGCACTCCACACCGGATGCTCGTTCTCCGGCACGGAGCTGCCAGCCAGGGTGGCGGAGGTGACAGGAACGGTCTTGACGACCCGCAGGCCTCGCTTCATGACGCCACCTCTACCTGCAAGACCGGTTTAACCGATTCAACCTCGACGCGAACTGCCTCACGGGGCGCTGGCGCACCGTCGCGGTCGTGACTTTCTGCCAGGCGCAAGAGCTTGGACAAAGCGTTCGCGGACAGTCGCTCAAGATCGACCATTGCCCGAGCCTGGGCCGCCTGATCGCCACGCAACTGCTCAACCGCCACCTGCAGGGCCGCCACAGCCGCAACCAAATCTTGGATGCCGCCACCCAGGGCCCGCACCCCCAACTGGCCACCGGACAAGCGCACCAGCGGCATGATGGCCTCCGGCCCTGCCTCACCCATCAACCCCATGCGGAAGGTGGTGGGTTCGTTCACGATGCCGTTGGTGAAGGCGCCGCCCACTGCGAACCCAGTGCCGCCGCCACCCCAACCAGAGCCGGCGCGCACCGTCATCTGCATGCCCCCGCTGTTGAACTGCACGTTCTGTCCAGTCAACGTGCCGGTGTTCGTGCGAATGCCCTGCGACGCGTCGTGAATTCCGTTCAAGTTGAGCGTGTTGGCGCGGATGAAGTCGCTCAGCTGATTGTTGGTGTCCAGGCGGCTGTTGGTGCCGCCCACGCCGGTGGTCACATTGCCCACGGCCGAGTTCACGCCACTGACGCTGCTGTTGACATTGCTCAGCCAGTTGCCGGTGCTGCTGGTGTTGGTGCCCACGGCGGTGGTGACGCCACCCACGCTGGTGTTCACGGTGTTGATGCCCAGCTTGGTTAGCTCGGCTTGGGCGCGCACAGCTTCAGTCTTGCTGATCATGCCGTCGCCGTTCACGTCGACGCGGGCGATCAGGGCGCGGATCTGCGCGTCGGACGCCATGCCGGAGGCCTGCAGCTCGCTGAACGTGAGCAGGCCGTCGACGTTGCCGTCCAGCTGTTCAAACTTATCGATCAACACGCCGGACAGCGTGTTTTTCATCGAATCCACGGCGTTGACGATCAGCTGCTCGGCGCTGACCTGCTTGGGCAGCTCGCCCAGCTGGCCCAGCACACGGCCAATGCGCAGGTTGGCCTCGTCGCTGCTGGTGGACTCGGCACGGATGGACCCGATCAGCGTGTCGGCATAGCCGGTGATGCCGTTGAGGGCATCGCGGTCACCGCCGCGCGCCAGGGCCATCTGCGCGCTGAACTTGCCTGCGGCGAGCTGGTAGCTGTCGAAGCCGCTGGCCTGGGCCATGCGGGTGTTGAAAATGAACTCTTCGATGCTCTTGGTGAAGCTGCCCAGGAACTCCTGGGCCTCTTTCATGGCCTCGTTGCGGCGGGTTTCGGCCTCGGCTTCGTCCTGCAGCGCCCAGATGCGCTCTTGCAGGGCGCGGTTGGACGGGTCCAGCGCTTCCAGCTCCAGCTGGCGCAAGGCGTTGGTGTTGCCTTCGAGCTGCAGCAGCTGCTTGGTGAGGCCCAGGCGCTCGGTGAGGATCGCTTGCTGGCGGCGCGCTTCTTCGTCGGCGGCGCGCTGGGCTTCCTGGGCGCGCTGTTCGGCGGCGCGGGCGGCAGCGTCGGCGGCGGCCTGGGCCTGCTGGCGGCGGGTGTCGTAGCTGGTGTAGTACGGCTGGGGTGCGGTGATCTGCGGGGCGATGCTGAGCATGGCGCCCTCGATCGCGCGCATGGCGTGCTGGAAGCCCTCGTTGTTGAGGATCTGGCCCAAGGCCTGCGCCACGGCGGTGGCGTCGGCGACCATCTTGTCGATGGTGGCCTGGCTGACGGCTTCGGTCACGCTGGTGCCGGCGACGGCGGCCTGCAGCATGGGGGTGACCACGCCATCCATCATGATCTGGGTGATCTGGTTGGCAAAGCCGCCCGCGATGGCGTTGTAGATGCCGCCGACGACGACGTCGGCCATCTGTTCGCCGACCTGCTGGGACGCCAGGTTGCCCAACAGGCCGTCGCGGATGATGCCCGCCAGCTGGTCGGTGCCTTCAAACGCGGCGGTGAGCAGCGCGCCGCCATCGGCCGTGATCTGGGCAAAACCACCCGACAACTGCATCAAGGTGGCGAAGGCTTGTTGCCCGGCCTCGGTGGTCAGGTCCAGCGCTTCCACCATGGCGCGGAATTCGGCGCGGGTGGCGGGCATCTTCAACCCGGCCTGCTCAAATTGCGACTGCACCTGCGCGCGCTGGAGGTTGGCCTGCTCTTCAGCGCTGTAGAAGTTCTGCAGGTAGCCGCCGTACAGCTGGTTCAGGTTGTCCAGGCCGCCCAGGGCCTGTGCGATGTTGTAGACCGCATCCTGCGTGGCGCCCTTGAAGTCGGGCATCACGTCGATCATCATCTTGATGGCCGCCAGGGTCTGCGTCAGCTCGGTGCTGGCCTGCTGGTACAGGGCGGCGGCCTCTTCGCCCACCTTGTCGCCGGTCAGCGCGTTGATCTTGTCCTGCGTGCTGTCGACCAGGTTGGTGGCCCACTGCGGCAAATCGAACGAGCGGAAGGCGTCCATGGTGGCGCCAAACACCGCCTGCATGTAGTGCTGGGTGTCCTTGTAGTCGCTGCGGTCGAAACCGGCGATCTGCTGGCCGTCGCGCATGATCTGCGCTGCGCCCCAGATGTCGCCCTTGCCCCGGTTGGCCCAGCCGGTGGTGACGCGGAAGTCCCCGCTTTCACCCAGGGTGCGTGCGGTCTGCGTCAGGGTGTCGACCAGCGACACCGACAGCTGGCGCGCGGCCTCGACCACGCGCGTGTCGACCGAGGCGAAGTCGACGTCCTTCCAATTCCACCAGCCCATGCTGGCCGGGTCGGCGTAGCCCTGGCCACGGTAGAAGTCACCGTACATCTCGGTGATGTCCTTGCCATCGGGCAGCGCCTGGAATTCGTGGCTCATGCCGCGCGCCATTTCTTCGGCCTGCTGCAGCACGGCGTACAGGGCGCGCTCGTTGCCCTTGAACTGCTCATACCAGCTCATGTTCTGGCTGTGGCCCAGCTCGACCATCCGGTTGACCATGTCCTGGTAGGCCGGCAACTGGTTGGTGGCCGTGTCGTAGGCAGTGCCCGAGCCGGGCGCGGTGCCGGGGTCTTTGCGCCAGTTGCTGGTGGCAAACGCAGCGCCGCCGGTGCGGTCGCGGCTGTTGTTTTCGATGATGGCGCCGATGATGAGGGGGATGGCCACCATCGCGATCCCTCCCGCGATACCGGCCAACCCGCCCGCACCGCCCATGCCACCAGCGGCGGTGCCGTAGGCACCGTTGGTGGCCAGCAGGCCACTGATGCCGGTGCCGGTGGTATTGGCGTAGATGGAGCCCAGGGCGTTGGCCCAGGACATGCCGCCGCCGAGCGCGCCACTGATGGCGCCCCAGTTGCCGCCCGTGCCGGTGAACAGGTTCATCAGGCTGCTGCCATTGCTGGCGCCGCCAAACAGATCGCCCAGCATGCCGCCGCCCTGCCCGCCGCCGCCCAGGAACCCACTGACGATGCCGCTGATGGCGTTGCCGATGGGCTGGACGATGAAGCTGATGATGGGACGCAACACCAGCGTCTTGAACATGTTTTTCAGCGTGTCGACAAAGCTCTTGCCGAAGCCCTTGCCGTCCTCGAAGCCGCGCATCAGCGCATCGGTCAGGCTTTGGTTGATGCTGTCGGCGGTTTTTTGCCAGTCGTCGTTGACGACCTTGGCCGTGGCGGCGGATTTCTCAATCGCGGCGGCGGCAGTGGCGTCGCTGATCAGGGCCTGCTTTTGGGCGTCGTTGAGGTTCGACTTGTTGATCTTGTCGATCTCGCGGGCCAGCTTCAGCTCCACCTGGCGCTCGGCGGTGATCTTGGCGCGCTCCAGCGCGGTGAGGCCGGCGTATTTGGACTCGTCCTGGTAGAGGGCGAGCTGCTCGCGCGCGCTGCGCGTCCAGTCCTGGATGCCTTCGTTCAGACGTTTGTACTCGCTGTCGCGGGTGGCTTCGGTGAGGTGCTGGCGCGCTTCGACGACGCGGCGCAGGGCGTCGACGTATTCGGGCATGAAGCGGTCGCTGCCCTCGGCCATGGCCAGCATTTCCTGGGCCTGGGCGAGGCGGTATTCCTCCACGGCGACCTTGCCCTTGCCCCACATGGCGTTGGACGCGTCCAGCTCGCTGGCCTGGCGCTCCAGGCCTTCGGCGGTCTTGAAGGTGTCGGCGACCAGCTTCTCGTTGGCGATGCGGGCGTCTTCGATGGCCTTGGCGCGCTTTTCTTCGGCGATGCGGCCCTTCTCCACCACCACCAGGCGCTCCGCCTCGGCCAGGGCGGCCTCTTTGTTGGAGCGGGCCACGCCCTTGATGCCGGTGTTCAGCTGCTGCTGGATCTGCATGACCAGCTTTTCACCGGCTGTGAGCTTGGCGGCCTGGGCGCCACGCTCCTGCAGGGCCTGGGTGTAGCGCTCTTCCTCCTGGATCATGGCGCGGATGCGTGCGACTTCGTTCTCGCCAGGGGCGACGCCGGACTTGCTGCCGCCGCCGCCTTTCTTGTCGTAGCTGGCGCGGATGTTGTTCAGGCGCTGCTCGATCTCGGCCTGGCTTTTGCCCGCCTTGGTGCCCAGCTCGCGCGCCTGGGCCAGCTCGCGCTCCATCTTGGCCTTGTCACTGAGGTGTTTGTCGCCGCCCTTGGCCCAGGCGATGCCGGCCTCTTCCACACGCTGGCGGTTGGCGATGGCCTCGGCGTTGGCCTTCTCGCCCGCGATGACGCCACCCAGGGCCGCTGCCTCGGCCTGAAGCTGCTGGATGCGCTGGGCGCGGCGGCTGTCGGCCTGCGGGTTGGGGCGGCCGAACGCGGCGCCACCGCCGTTGCTGGCAAAGCCACCGGCTGCCTGCTCGTTCTGCAGGCGCGCCAGCTCGCTGGTGATGCCACCCAGCTTGTCGGCGTTGGTCTGGGCTTTGCCGATGTTGAGCATGACCTCCCAAGCGCGCTTGGCGGCACCGGTGACGCCGTTCCAGGCGCGCTCCATCAAGCCCGCGTTGGCAATGACCTGACCGGTGCGCGACGCCATGCTGTTGGCGAAGGATTCCTGCGCGACCCTGGCCGCCTCGGTGGATTTGCCCTGGGCTTCGAGCGAGCGGATGTGCTCGTAGGTGGCGGCGGTGAGGTAGTGGAACTGCTCATTGAGCTTCTCGCTGGCCTTGACGGGCTCGCGCCCGAGGTCGGCGAACTGGTCGACCGTCTTGCTGATGGCCTGGCCGGTGGCGCGCTCCATGTCGATGGCGACCTGTGCGAAGCGCTGCAGGCCGTCGCCGGCGGCGATGCCCTGGGCGGCGATCTCGGTCAGGGCGTCGACGGCGGCGCCGCGCGATCGGCCGGTGGCGCCGATGGCGTCGGCGACGGCCTGCAGATTGCCCACGGTCTGGCCGGCGGCGTTGCCGGTCATGACCAGGGCTTTCTGGTAGCCCTCGGCCTCTTTGGTGCCCTGGTACCACGCTGCGGCGACGACAGCGGCGGCGGTGGCGACGACGGTGAAGGGGTTGACCAGGCCGAGCAGGTAGGTGCCGACGGCCTTGGCGGCGGCGCCCATGCCGCCAAACATGCCGGACAGCTGGCTGCCCTGCTGCAGGAACACGGTCATGGGGGCCTGGCCGCCCTGCAGGCTGACGATGATGTCCTGGATCTGCGCGGGCACGCCGCGCATGGCGGCGGCGGTGGCCTTGGCGGACATGCCCATGTTGTCCATGGACTTGACGCCGCTGGCCTGGGCGCCTTCCAGCTCGCGCATCTTGCCGAGCAGGCCGTCGATCTGGCTGGTGTCGATGCCGCGTTGCTTGGCCAGGGCCTCCCAGTACGCGGCGTTGCGCTGGCCACCGGCCTCGAGCACGGCGATGTAGCGCTCCATGGAGCGGGACATGCTGCGCGTGGCCTGGTCGATACCGGCCGAGGTGCGCTTGACGCCTTCGGCACCTTTGTCCAGGCCAGCGCCGACCCTCTTGCCGGCCTGGTCGGCACTGTCGCCCAGCTTACCGAGGCCGGCCGCAGCGCGCGCACCGCCCTGCTCTGCCGCGGTGGCGAAGTCCATGATGGACTTCTTGCCGGGGGCCAGGCCCGGCTCGACGCCCGAGGCGTCGGCGGTGACGGCGATGGTGCTTTGCAGGTCGGCCATGAAGCGGGGGCAATAAAAAGGCCCGCACGCGGCGGGCCAGGGGTTGTGTGGGCGGACAGGGGCCGGTGGGCCCTAGTCCTTCTTCTTGTTCACGGTTTTCAGCATGCCGATTTCGATGTCGGCGAGCTGCTGTTCGAGCACGATCTGCTCGCTGTCGGGGATGCCGCGGCGGCGCATCCAGGCGTCGGCCGGGCCAAGGTCAAAGCCCAGCACCCCGCTGAACGAGGTGCGGAGCTGGCGGCGCAGGTAGCAGGCCAGTTCAAACGCGCGGATGTGGGCCGGCCAGACGTCGCAGGGGACTTCTTCAAAGTCCTCTGGCTCCCAGCCGGAGGCCTCGATCTCTTCGGGTGTGAGGCTGGGGGTGAACAGCTCGCACCCGATGGCGATCAGTTTCCCCGCGCGCCCTCCAGGCAGGCGGCGGTGTAGGCGGCGACCATGGCGCTGATGGCACCAGGGGCGAAGTTATGCAGCTGGCGCAGGGCGGCTTCGGTGAGCGGCTCTTTCAAGTCCCACGATTCCCAGGAGTCGAGGATCTGGGTGAAGCGGTCGTGCGTGCGGCGGCCGATCATTTCGGCCACGGTGAGGTCGTCGTTGGTGGCGGCGGTGCGCTCTTCCTTGACGGCGTCGATCAGCTCGTCCTGCCAGGCGGCGTAGTCTTCAGGCGTGCGGAACTTGCAGACGCCATTGATCTGCTGGTTGCGGCCAGTGCGGTCGGTGAATTTGGCGCGCACTTCGATGGTGTCGGGCGTTTGGCCGATGTTGAAAGCCATGGTGTCGATCTCGTTTTAGGGGAAGGGGAAAAAGGCCCGGCCTGCATACGGTCAGGAGGGCATGAAAAACGCCCCCGAGGGGGCGCAGGAGACACCCCGGCAGGGGTGCATGGCAGCGCGGTGCTTACGCGTAGCGCAGCGAACGGTTGGTGCCGCTGACGGACAGCTTGACGGCCAGGGGCGCGCTGGTGCCGCCGGTCATCTCTTCGTTCAGCGCCAACTTGCAGGGCAGCAGCTGGATGGAGCCGCTGCGCAAGGTGGTCTTCATGATGCATTCGCCGTCGTTTTCGGTCAGGCTCTTGAGCAGCTCGTAGCCGGGCGTGCCCATCTGGTCGACGTCGATCTCCATGGAGCGCGACACGGCCGAGAAGCCGTCGTTAAGGGTCAGCTCGGACAGCATTTCGACGAAGCGGTAGTTGATGGTCTTGGGGTCGCCACCGGAGCTGTTGGGGTTCATCACGCCGGAGATCTGCGTGAACTGACCGGCCTTGCGCACTTCACCCGCGCCGCCACCCGTGGGGTAGATGCTGGTGTTGGTGGTGTTCATGCCTTCCAGCACGAAGGTGTCGGCCGTGATGGACTTGACGCGGAACGCGCGGCGGTTGAGGTTCGCCCAACCGGAGGTGAGCCAGACGATGTCGCCGTTGGCCAGGCCGTGGGCGGTGGCGGATACCACTGCCTCGACCGCGTTAGTGACGCCGGAAACGGTTTTGGCCGCGCCGGTTGCTTGGGCAAACGAGAAGGTCGCGCCCGCCAGGAGTTGTGCCATTGAAGGCTCCTTTCAACGAAAAAAGCCCGCGAGGCGGGCTGGGTTGCGTGCGCCTTGCGGGCACAAAAAAACCGCCGGAGGGCGGGTTCGGTTTTGTGCAGCGGTGACCTTCAGGGGTCGGGGTAGCTGCACATGAAGTCTTGACGGGCGCCGTAGCGGCCGGTGTCGGGGTCGTGGTCGGCGTCGAACGCGGCCAGCGGCCGGGCGGTGAAGGCGGTGGCGGCGCGCAGAGCGCGCTCGATCGCGCGGCTGATGCTGTTGGCCTGCAAGGTGGTGGGCGCCCAGACGGTGACCTGGATGCGGGCCTGTTGCAGGTTGGGTTGGCTGTTTTCCACGTAGTTGACGACGGGGCCGCCGACCTGCGTGAACACCACGTAGGGCTTGGACGCGGGCACGGTGGCGTCGGCCATGCCGGCGAAGACGTAGGGGCACTGCGCCTTCAGGGCCGCCAGAAAGTCAGCTTCGAATGCCATCAATCACCTGCTGGCCACGTTGGGCGATGACTTGGCGCGCGGCGGCCATGGCCTGTTCGCCCGCGCTGTAGTAGGCGGGGCGCAGGAACGGGTGGGCGGGTGCGCGGCTGGTGCCGAACTCGATCAGGTGGCCGTGGGGCGCCTTGCGCTTGTTCCAGCTGACGTGGTAGGTGTGGGACTTGCCGTCTTCGCTGCGTTCGGGCGAATAGGCTTCGTAGATGGCGCTGGCCAGCAGGCCCGTGCGCTTGGGCACGCGCTGGATGACATCGTCGCGGTAGACGCGGGCGGCGGCTTCAGCCGCAGGGCGCAGGACTTCGGTCTTGATGCCTTCTTCCAGCGCGCCCAGCTGCGACAGCAGCGCGTCGGGGTTGAACTGCATGCGCAAGGCGGTCATTGGGGCACCCTTTCAGCGCAGTCGAACACGAGCCACTGGCGGCCTTCGTCGGGGCAGCGTGGCAGGCCGATGACGTCAAAGGTGCGGGCGCCCAAGCGCACGGACCAGGCACCGGTGGCAGCGGCGAGCGCGGCCGACCAACGGGTGGTGACGACATGGGTCTGCCCACTTTGGGCCTGGGCGGCGGCGACGCGTTCGTTGCTGCCCATGGGGCGCACGGCGGCCCAGACGGTGGCGACGTCTTGCAGACCACCGGGGATGGGCTGGCCCAGCTCGTCCAGGGCGCCGCTGGGGTGTTGGAAGGTGAGGCGGACGTCGAGCTGGCCGATGCGCATGGTCAGATCCCCCAGCCGACGCGGTGTGGCATGAGCAGGTACTGCGCGCCGTTGGGGAGCGCGGCCATGCGGTCGTCTTGGACGTCGGCGCGGTTTTCGTACAGGTTGCCCAGGATGAGCAGGATGGCGGCCTTGATGTCGCTGGTGGCGACGATGCCGGCGAGGGTTTCGCGCGCGCGCGCTTGGGCGGCAGCGTAGTCGGTCTGGGCCTGCGCGTGCAGCATGGAGGCGGCGACTGGGTCGGTGACGGCCGAGGCAGCCGCCAGCGCGTCGGTATAGGCGGCGCCTGCGGCGGTGATGGCGGCAGGGGCGGCAGCCATAGCGGCCTGGCGGTCCGCGTCCGTGCCGAACAGGGCGCGGTTGATGAAGTGGGCGGCGCGCTGTTCGGCAGCGGCGAGCTTGTCTTGCACCTGGTCGTCGGGGTAGTCGGGCTCAAGGCGCAGGTGCGCCTTGGCCTCGGGCAGCGTGACGATGGTCATTTCTTGGTGCGGCGGGCGGGCGGCTTGGGCGCGTCCGTGGCGTCCTTGGAAGGCGCGGGCTCGACCACAGGGGTGTCGGGCACGGGCTCGGCGTTGCCGGCGTCGACCAGCTCCTGGCCACGGCGGCTGTCCATGCGCACCGTCATGCCGGCGCGCGGATCGGGATCAATGAAGCGGATGAGCATGGAGGTTATCCCAGCGCCCCTGGGCGCGAGGCCCAGGGGGCGCCAACGGGGTTACGGACCGACGTTGCCCAGGTCGGCGTAGACGAAGGCCTCTGGGCGGTACACGGCCAGGGCCAGGCGCTCTTCGGCCAGGATGGTGACCATGTTCTTGACGAAGTCGTCCTCGTTCTCGGTGGCGACTTCGACGCGGGTCAACCAGCGATCGAACAGCTGGGCGCCCAGCTTGAAGGCGCCGGTGAGCACCTTGTCGGCATCGATCGCCTGCGTGGTGACCACCGGGATATTCCACAGCGTGGCCCCGATGGTGCCTTGCGGGTTGCCGATGATGTAGCGGCCGGTGGTGTCCTTCAGCAGCTCGATGCGCGCCCAGTCGCTGGGGTGCATGACGATGCCGCTGGACGGGTACTCGGCCAATTCAGACTGCAACAAGGCGAGGCGGATCTTGTCGATCTCGGTCACGGTGCCGGCGGGCGTGAACGGGGCGGCGTAGGCCGTGGCCTGCGGGATGATGCCCAGCAGGTTCTGGCCGGTGCCGTCGCCGTTGAGCAGCTGCTTTTCCTCGGCGAAGGCCAGGCCGTAGCGCAGGCGCTGATCGATCAGGCTGGCAAGCTGGGAAGCATCACTGAGGATCTGGCGCGAGGCCTTGACGTAGTGGGCGATGACCTTGGCGGTGGTGCTGACCAGGTCGAACTTCATCGTGGATTCGGGCTTCTTGGCACCTTCGGCCACAGGCGCGGCGGCGTTGGTGAAGCCCGTCTCTTTGACGTATTCGAGCGCGCTGCCGTCCATCTGGCCGGGCGAGATCAGGTCGCGCACGGTCAGGCGGCGCTGCGGCAGCGCCACGATGCCGGGCACGCGCGTGGTTTGCACCAGGTCGCCCGCGGCGCCATCGGTGTTCGTGGTCAGGCTGGTGATGGCGGCGTTGACTGACAGGTCGACCCGGCCGCGCGGCGTGGTCTTGCCGAGGAAGGCCTTGACGTCGTCAGACTGGACGAACTGCTGGCCCAGCGACAGGTGCTGCACGTCGCCACCGGCGCCGCTGCCCTCCAGCTTGGCGAGGGCTTGTTCGATGTGCTGCTGGTTGGCCTGCAGCTCGCCCTGCTTGAGCAGCAGCTCATCGACCTTGGCCTTGGCGTCGGCAGACAGTTGGGCGTGGGCCTTCAGATCCTTCTGGGCCTGTTCGGCGTAGCCTTTGAGGTCGTCACCAACCTTCTTCAGGTCGGCCTGAACCTGCTTGTATTCGGTTTCCACGTTGGCGGTGGTGCCCGCCAGGCCGAGCATGGACAGGCCGGCCAGGACGTCCGAGTGGGCGGCGGCGAAGCCGGCGACATCGAAGCCCATGGCCTGGGCGGTGAGCGACACGACGGCGAGGGCCGCCATGGCGGCGACGGCAAAGAGACGGGAGGTTTTCATGGGAGCGTTACCTTTCACAGGGTGGGGATGAGGTTGACCAGGGACGCCGACATGGCGCTTGCTTGGCCGGTGGGGACAAAGTCGGCCGGTTGGCCGCGCCCGGCGGGATCACCCTCGCCGCTGCCAGCGGGATCGCCCGCGCTGGACTTGACTTCGCTGATGAGGCGCATGGCCTCCGACTTGGGCATGCCGCTGGCGCGCAGGGCGGCTTCGAGCCGGCGCACACTGGTGGCCTGGGCTTTGCCTTCGCCTTGCTGGACCTGGTCGGACGGCAGCAGCTCGTCGGCAAAGCCCTGCTCTACCGCGGCGCTGCCATTGATCCAGGCTTCGGCGTCCATCAACTTGGCGGTGGCCTTGGCGTCCTGCCCGGTGCGGGCGGCGTAGATGTCGGCCATGGCGGCGTCGAAGGGCTCCATCCAGTCGGCGGCCTCGCGCAGGTCGTGGCGGTTGCCGATGGCGACAACCCAGCCGTTGTGCACCATGAAGAAACCGGCGCGGGCGCACTGGATGGTGTCGCCTGACATGGCGATGAATGAGGCCGCCGACGCGGCCAGGCCCAAGACCTTGACGGTGACTTCACCATCGTGCTCACGCAGCAGGTTGTAGATGGCGAGGCCTTCGAACACGTCGCCGCCTGGGCTGTTGATGTTGACGGTAACGGGGCCGGGGCCCATGCTGCGCAGCGCGCCTGCGACGCGCTTGGCGGTGACGCCCTCGCCCGTCCAGTAGTCGTAGCCGATGGCGTCGTAGATGCCAATGGTGCGGTCGCTGTCGGTTGCGCTGGCGGCTGCCTTCAGGCCGGGGTTCCAGCGGTCGTAGGCGCGGGGCAGGATTTCGCTGCGCACAGCGGCGCTGGGGCGGCCGGATGGGGCGCCCGGTAGTTGCTTCAAGCTCATGGGGTCAGTCCTGTGGTGGTGGCGTGTCGCTGACGCCGATGAATGCGCGCAGGGCGGCGCTGGCCTGGGCGGCATCGCTGGTCTGGCCGATGCCGTTGAGCGTGGTCATGGCCGACTGCACGGTGAGAACCGCCGCGTTGCCGCCCTTGGGTTCACGGTCTTCGAGGGAGCGGACTTCGTCGCGGGTGAGGATGCCGTTGTTGACCATGGCACCGTAGAAGGTGGCGCGGCCGTTGCTGTCGGCGCGCAGCAGGCCTTCGACAGCGAACTTGGGGTAGTAGCGCAGGCGCTCGGCCGGGGTGAGCAGGTCTTTGCTGATGGCCTGCTCGATCCGACGCAGCCAGGGGGCGAGCGTGAAGGTGAGGAAGCCGATCATCTGCTGCTCGATCCCGGTGCCCCAGCTGGTGGACTTCTCGGTGTGGCCGACCATCCAGGGCGGCACGCGGAACCAGCGGCAAAGCTCTTCCACGCTGAAGGCGCGCGATTCGAGCAGCTGGGCGTCGACGGGTTTGATGCCAATGGAGTCGACGCCGATGCCGCCTTCGAGTAGCGGGGTTTCACCACGCTCGATAGAGCCGGCGACGCTCTTCTTGAATTCCTCGCGCTGCTCGGGCTTGAGCCACTGGCCGAGCTTGTAGAACAGCGGCTGCATGAGGCCGTTGCCGAAGGCGTCGGACGAGGCTTTGCCGGCGGCGAGGGCGTTGCCGAAGACGATGGCGCCGTGCTCGATCACCGACAGGCCGTTTTCGCCGTCGACGGTGAAGCCCGGCACGTGCCAGATGCGTGCGTTGGGGATGGTGCGCTGGCGGCCGTTCGATTCGAAATAGCGCCACTCGGTCACACCGTTGGGGTGGCGGAACTTGGTGAGGCGGTTGGGCGCAAGGAAGACCAGGCCGACGATGCGGCCGGCGACGATGAGCTTTTCGCAATGGGCGTTGCCACGCAGCAGCATGGCGGCCACGACCGATTCCCAGAACACGGCGGCGGTGGAGTCCACGCTGGGCTGATCGTGCAGGACCATGTGCAGGCGGTGACCCGAAGCGACGCGGCGGCCGGTGGGGGTGCGCTCGTACATCGACAGCGGGAGCGTGGCGATGGTCTCGGATATCAGGCGGGCACAGGCCCATACGGTGGACAGCGACAGGATGGTGCGGCCGGAGACTTCGACCCCGGCCACTTCACGCCGGGCGAACAGTGCGGCCATGCCTTCGGCGTCGCTGAGGGAGACGCTCTGCCCCATCCAACCGGCGACGGCGGCGCGGATGCGCTGGCCCAGGCCGCGCGGGCGGGCGGCAGTGTGTGAGGTGGCTGAAGGCATCAGGCGGGGGCGGGGGCGAAGCTGGCGAGGTAGTCGTCAAGGTCGCCTGCGGGTTGGGCGGCGAGCGCGCGGCCCAGCGCCATGAGCATGGCGATGGGGCCGTCGATCTTGTTTTCTGGGCGCTCTTTGGTGGGGGCGCGCAGCTCGTTGAACTTGCTGACCTTGACGACGAGGTTGCTGACCATCCAGGCCATGACGGGGTTGGCGTCGTGGCGCAGCAGGCCTTCGAGGACCATGTTCTCGATCTGAAGCAGCGGCTGGGTGAAGAACATGGAGCGCTGCTGGATTTCGACCAGGGGCAGGCCCTCTTCAATCAGCTTGCCGGCGAAGTACATGGACAGCGCCGGGTCGAAGGCGATCTCTTGCACGTCGAAGTCGCGGCAGAGCTGGCGCAGGTCGTCGGCGACGACGTCGAAGTCGGTCAGGTCGCCATCGGTGACGCTGACGTAGCCCTGGCGCGCCCAGCCGGCGAGGTGGGCGTTGCCGCTTTCCTGGATGGCCAGCTCGTTAAGGTACAGACGTGTGCACACGCACCAGCGGCCGTCGTCGTCCTGGAATACGAGGCTGGCGGCAGCGAAGTCCTTCTTCTGGGCCAGGTCGAGGCCGATCCAGGCGGGGCGACCGGCGAACGCGCTGAGGTCGCGCAGCGCGGGGGCGCCGCACTTGTCCCAGGCGCGCATGTCCATCCAGGGGGATTCGCCGCTGACCCAGACGTCCAGCCGTTTGGTGAGGAAGTTGTTGAGGGCCGAGGGCATGGCTTCGGCCTTGCGGGCGGCGGCTTCCATGTCGTCGGGCAGCACGCTGACGCCCCAGTTGGGGTTGGCTTTGGCCCAGGCGGCGCGGTCGAAGGGGTCGTCGGCTTCGTCCAGGGTGTAGACGACGCCGAAGAGGGCCGGGTCGTCCACGACGCCGCCGAGGACTTTGGTGACGTGGGTGCGGCGTTCGTAGCAGATGCCGCTGCGGTCGGTGCCGGCGGTGGTGATGTTCCACAGCAGGGACTGTTCGCGCGCGCCGCGGGCGGTGTCGATGACGTCGTAGACGGCGCGGGTCTTGTGGGCGTGCAGCTCGTCGATGACGGCGAAGTGGACGTTGAGGCCGTCGAGGGTGCTGCCTTCCGCGGCGAGCGGGGCGAATTTGCTGGAGGTCTGCGCGACGGTGAGGCTGTGCTGCATGATGGCCAGGCCGCAGTGGTAGCGCAGGCCTGGGGAGCGTTCGGCCATGCCGCGGGCGTCATCGAACACGATGCGGGCCTGGTCGCGGGTGGTGGCGGCGCTGTAGACCTCGGCACCGTGTTCACCGTCGGCGGTGAGCATGTAGAGGGCGACGCCGGAGCTGAGGGTGGACTTGGCGTTTTTGCGGGGGACTTCGATGTAGACCTCGCGGAAGCGGCGCAAGCCGGTGTCGCGGTGGACCCAGCCGAAGACGGTGGTGAGGATGAAGCACTGCCAGCCGACGAGTTCGATCAGACGTCCTTCACGCGCCCACTTGCCTTTGATGTGGGGGAGCAGCTCGATGAACTCGCAGGGACGGACGGCGCGCTGGGCATCGAACGTCCAGGGCCAGTCGGTGGAGATGGGGCGGGCGAGGTCAGCGAGTTGGCGATCGACGGCGAGGCGGGTCCACTTACAGGCGGGCACGGCTCCGCTGGCTACACCGTCCATGTACTGGTGGGCCAAGGCCAAGTGATCGCTCATGCGTTAGTTGACGACGCTGAATTTGGCGAAGCCGGCGGGCGCTTCGGGTTTGGGTTCAATGCCAGGCAGACCGATCTGCTGGTTGTTGCTGGCCTGGACGCGCCCGCGGGCGGCGGGCGACAGGCCAAAGTGCTGCAGGTAGCGGTGCAGCTGTTCGCGGTTGCGACTGATGAGCTGCACGAGGACGGATTGCTGGGCGTACCCGCTGGGGGTGATGGCGTGGCTGACTTCGTAGACGGCGTCGCTGTAATCCATGCCGTCTTTGACGCGCTGATCGACCTTGCGGTTGAACGAGGTCTCCAATTCAGCCAGGCGCCCGGCGGTCTGGCAGTACAGCGCGAGGGCGGCGCGGTCGAGGCCGGAGATCAGGCCCAGCTCTTCCAGCAGCGGCGTGATGCGCTTCCATTCCTTGCGCGCTTCCCTGCCGAGGTGGCGCGGGGCGTCGGGAACGGCAATCGTCGGATTGACGCCCGCCGAAAGGTCAAGCGCACGCTTGCTGGCGTTGCCTTCCAGCAGGCGCAATGCCGCTGGTTTGGGCAAAGGACCACGCGAACCACTCACTTGTCACTACTCCTATCTGGGTACCCCCTCCCCCGAAACCTGCGCACGCAAAAATTCGAGGAACCGGTCGGTTTCCGGGGTGGAGGGGGCGAACTTTCTTACCCCCCTCCCCCCCGGTCGGTGCGGTCACCGGGCTGGGGGTGGGATGCCTCGGGCGCGGCGCTGGCCTCGGGTGGATTCGGCCTTGCGCTTCTCTTCGTGGCATGCATGGCACAGGCCTTGCACGTTCGTGTCGTCGTCGGCGCCGCCTTCGGCCAGGGGCACGATGTGGTCGCGTTCGGTGGCGGGGGTCACGCGGCCTTGCCGCTCGCACTCGGCGCACAGGGGCGACCGGGCGAACAGCGCAGCGCGCATGGCTTGCAGGCGCCGGCCGGTGATGCGCTTGGTCGGCTGGGCTTTGACCCAGGCCGCGCGTGCATGCTTGGCACAGCGCCCTGATCCGTCATGCACCAGCACGCCACAGCCCGGTGCAGAGCATGGGCGCGGGGCGGACTTGGGCATGGCAGCTACAAAAGGTGAAGCCCGGCAAGGGGGCGAACCTGCCGGGCTTCGGGGTGGGCTGCACGTGTGCCGTGGTGCTCGGGGGGTGGGGGCACAAACCCTCGGGACACACGTTCGCTGCAGCTTGCCTGAAATGTGCCAAAGAAGTCTATGTAGTAAAACCCCCCGCCGCGCGCTGGCGCACCTCATCGGCCAGCCGCGCCCGGTCGCGGAACCACATCGCCAGCGCCTGGTCCGCCTGCTCCAGGTGCGCCTTGATGGTCGACTCCGCCTTGCACAGCTTGACCGCCGTGCGCTTGATGTCCGAGCCCTGCACGTAGATGTGCACCAGCGTCAGGTACAGGTGCGGCCGCTCCCAGCGCAGGGCTTGCACCGCATCGTCGGTCAGGCTGGCGTCTACGCTGTCGATGGGGATCACTGTGTCGGCACGACGCCCACGCCCGGCCAGGCGCGCGAAGGCCGACTGCTTCGGGTAGCCCAGCGCGCCCTCGCTGCGCTGCGTGGTCCAGCGCGCCCAGTTCTCCAGGCGCTGGCGCACCCATTCAATGCGTGCCATGCGCAGACCCTCCCGTCGGCCAGACGATCATGAAGCCGATGCCGAAAGCCAAACCCAACGTGATCACTTCTTCCAGGTTAGCCGCCATGTCCATGAAGGGTGCGCCCACCACGTGGCCGCCCTCGATGGCGTAGAAGCAATTGGGCTCACCCCTCAGTGACCGGCGCACCAGCGCGAAGGCCTCGTTGCCCAGCGACCCCTTGGCCTTGGCCTGGATGTCCGCGTAGGTCTGGGGCATGTGCGCCTTGATCGTGGCCAGGCCCTTGGCCACCGCTGCCGCCTGTTCTTGCTCTGTCCTGCTGTCCACTCTGTCCTCCACTTCTTTAAGGAGATAAATCGTGAGATCGCACCCCTGGGCGCGCGCGAGCGTGCCTGTGCACACGCCTGCACTCGCCCGCCCGCATTGGCAAATACGCATCGGCCACCGCCCCTAAAACACTCACCAGACCATGCAGCGGCGCAACCTCGCTCAGGGTTGGTAAGTGGCATCCATAGCCCCCTATGGGAAAAGGGTGGACACGTCGGACAGTGGACAGCGCGGCGCTACATGGCCGCTCCCACCGACGTCCCCGCGTTCGCGCCCCCACGGGCGCACCGCACCATCGGTGCGCCCTCCACTGCGTGGCCCGCACTGCCAGTCTTGCGTCTTGTGCGGTTGGGGGCACGGCGCGATTCGCGCACCGCGACCGGCTGGTCAGGGTGCATCGTCGGCAGCTCCGTGCTGGTTGATGAAAGGGTGCGGCGCATCGTGGTGGTCAGTCCTTCACGATGCCGCGCACCATGGGCATGAGGACCGTCTCTTTGAACAGCCTGCGCAGGTCGCTCATAAAGCTGTCGCACACGACTTGCGCCAACCTTCTATCCACTTCGAACATGGAATTGACCCATGCGTCCGCAGCTGCACCAATGGCGGCATAACGCTGCGCATCCTCGCGCTGCAGGCGCCTGAGCAGCCAGGCCAAACGGACTCGGGCCTGCGCACGCTTACGCAACCCCCTCACGCTAGAACGGCTCATCGTCAGCTCCTGTGGCATTGGCGGTCACCACCGCGCCGGCATCGCCGGCGGGAGGCACATCTGGTGGCGCACCTTCGTCGCCATCCAGCTCGGGCTCAGGCCAGCGGGCCGGGCGCACGTACCGCATGAGGCGCACCGGGCCGACAGGCACCTTCTTCTGGTCCCAGCCCTCCTGATCCAGCCAGGCGCGGATCTGCGACTGCAGACCCGCATTGGCCTTGCCCACGTCGACGCCGAGCGCCTTGATCAGCTGCGCGACCGAGACATGGGCAGTCAGCTCGTTGATTTCGGCCTCGGAGCCCTGGACGCCGGGCGAGCGCGTCAGCAGCCGCAGCAGCTCTTCCTCGATCGCGTCGACCACCAGGCGCTCCTGCTGCATGGGCACGAACAGGCGTTCCTCGGTGTCCTCGTCGGGCCAGTAGCGCTCGCCCGCCAGATACAGCGCCTGCGCCTCCGCAAACAGCTGGTCCCGCCACCTCTCGATCCAGGCCACGTTCATGACGTGCGCCACCGGCACCGGCCAGAAGCGGCGGTTGCCCGTCTTGTCCCGCAGGTACTTGCGGTTGTTGGTGGTGGCGGCCAGCACGCACTGGCGCGGAAAGCTGTCCACCTGCTTGCCGTACGCAGGCCGGTAGCGGTCGACCTCGCTGCTGACGAAGGCCTTGATCTCGTCCACGCCCGCCTTGTTGAAGTGCGCCAGCTCGCCCAGCTCGTACAACCAGACGCCTTGCACCTGCTCTTGTGCTTCCTTGTTCTTCTGCACGTCAAAGCGCGTGTCCGAGAAGAACGCCTTGCCCACCAGCGTCTTCAGCGCCGTGCTCTTGTAGCGCCCGCCCTTGCCTTCCAACACCAGGCAATAGTCGAACTTGCAGCCAGGGTCCAGCACGCGCGCCACCAGGCCCATGACGAAGTACTGCCCCACCAGCGCCAGGTACTCCGCCACGCGCGGCGGCAAGGTGTCTGGCGTTTCGCCGATCACGAACATCAGCCACTTCGCCAAGCGCGGCTTGCCGTCCCAGGCCAGACCCGCGAGGTATTCCCGCACCGGGTGAAACGGGTTCGAGAAAGCCACCGTCTCTATGCCCTCGGCCAGGGCCGCGCGCGCGATGCTGGGCAGGCCGTAGGTTCGACTCAGGTAGGCACCCAGCATCAGCTCGGTGCTGGCGCGCACGGGGCCTGCCTTGCCGTGCGGCCAAGGCCAGTCACGCCGCGCGTCGATGGTGTTTGTCAGCTGGTTCGCGCCCAGCACACCAGCCAGCGCGGGATCTTCCTCCAGCGCGCGGATGACCAGCTTGCGCGAGACCAGCCAGCGCTCCTTGACGTCGTCCCAGTACGGCGCCAGCCACCAGGGCATCGGCCGCGACGAACCGACATCATCCCCGTCCGCAGTGCCAACGGGGCCTTCGATTTTTTTGGGCGGCTCGCCGCCACCGCCCGCGCCAGGCGCAGGCTCGGGGGCGGCCGCATCCGGGTCAGGCGGCAAGGGCTGCGCCTGGCCGAAGTACTTCAGCACGCGGTCGAAGTCCCAGCCTTCTTCGATAGCGTCGGCGGCGTCCCAGCCGCTCTTGCGCACGCCGGGCTCGTCGATGGGCAGGATGCTCACAGCGCAGCCGTGCTCGCGCGTCAGCAGCCAGCCGATGCGGCGCATGGCCAGCAGGCCGGGCTGCTTGTCAGCGGGCTTGAAGGGCTTGGCCGCGCGCGCCACTTCCAGCGCCACCGGGTCATCACCGCAGGCCTTGCGCTCGGCCGTGGTCAGCTGCTCGCGCTGCGAATCGCAGTCGGGCCAGGCCACCACCGTGCAGCCGGCCACCCAGGACCACAGCGCCTTGTCCCAGGCCTTGCTGCCACCGGGCCAGCTGGCCACCACGTACACGCCGGGCGCACCGCCATCCAGCAGCGCCTGCAGCATCTCGGCCTTGCGCTCGCCTTCCACCAGCACCACGGTGCGCGGCGGCTCGCCCTCGCGCGTGGGCAGCTCGCCACCGGGCAGGAACAGGGGGCGCGGCTCGTCGAACTGGCGCCACTGCCACTTGGCCGCACCGTCCGCGGCGGACTGGCAGAACGTGTAGGGGATATCGTCCTTGCCGCCATCGCTGGTGCGAAAGCGCACCACGTAGCCCAGCAGCTGCCCACCCACGCGGTAGGTGGCCTTGCGCGCGATGGTGTCGGCGCCGCGGTGGTAATGGCTGAAGGTGGGCGCGGGCGCAAAGTCCGGCACCGGCAGCAGGGTCTGCCAGGACTCGCGTGGGCGCAGGGGTGCGGGCGGTGCCGGCGGCGCGGGTGGGCGCTCTGCCCGCTGGTGCTGCGTGTCGCGCTGCACCCCGGCCACGTCTTCCAGGCCTTCGTCGCGCGCCACCTGCACGGCTGCCTTGCCCATGTCGGCCAGGCCGTGGATGGCCTTGTACAGCCCGATCAGGTCGCCACCCTTTTCGTCGGTGGCGAAGTCGGCCCAGGCACCGGTCGTCAGGTTGATCGAGCAGCTGCTGCCCTTGCCCCCGGAAAGACTGCCGCACTTGTATTCGTGCCCCTCGCGGTGGCCACCCGGCAACCAGGCCGCCACCAGCGCGTCGGCCCGCGCCAACAGCGCATCGGCCAGCGCCGCGAAATTGATGGGCGGCAACGGCGCCCGTGACTGGTTCAAACCCCGCCCCTTCGCTCTGTTCCTGTGGCGCGCCCGTCAGGCGGCCACACCCCATGCCCGCACCGCCGCCTGCAGCGCAAAGTGCCCTGCGCCCGCGCCCTGCCCCTGCTGTGTGCGGTCGGCCAGCACGTACTCCGCCACCGGCCGGTTGCGGTAGGCCACGCGGCGCGTTCGCACGATGCGCAGCGCCCCTGCCCGCGCCATGTTCTGCACCGACCAGCGCGCGTGCGCATAGCCCACCTGGGCGTGCTCGGCCAGCTCGCCCAAGGTGGGCGCGCGGTCCGGCGTGGTCAGATCAGCGGCCGCCTGCAGCAGCGCCTGGCGCACTTCACCGGCGGGCCTCATGCGGCGCCTCCGGTGCGCTGCCCCGCTACGCCGCCAGCCGGCTGGCCTGCAGCTCTTCCAGCACCGTCAGCCGCGCCTGCAACGCCAGCCATTGCGAGACGATGGTGTTGCCCACGAACGCCTCGAACTCCGGAATGCGCCAGGCCGGCAAGTCGCGCCGGGTAGGCCCGTCGTCCGTGTGCAGGTAGTCCGACACGTGTTGCGGCGGCATACCCGTCTCGGCCGCCAGCTGCCGCTGCGTGGCGTAGTGCACCCGCTTGCGCGCCCACGCCAGCCGCACCGCGTCGCGGTACGTGCGCGCCAGCGTCACCACCGCTATTGGCGCCACCGACGGCGCATCCAGCCGGCCCAACAGCGCCAGCTCCTTCTGTAGTCTTTCCATGGCTGCCCCCATAGATAAATTTCAACGAATCACCGGTTGAATCACCAGTTGCCCAGGACGAAAAATAAAAGCCATGCACACGGCTTTGACCCACGCCTTTCTGACGCACCCGAACGCTGCCGGCACCCCGGCGGGCAGGCACGCGGTGGCCGACCTGGTTGCGAACGGATGCGTCAGAAAGGCCCCCGGCCCGAAGGCCGAGGAAAAGACCGCAGTGGGCGGTCAGGAGACAAGGGGCGCCCGCCCCTGCCGCAGCTACGATGGGCGCTGCTACACAACCATCGCCACGGAGGGCGGACATGAAACGGGACATGGACTTGATCCGGCGGATCGTCCTGGCAACGGCGGACCTGCCGCAGTACGCGCAACTCCAACAGCTTGCGGGGGTCGACGAACGCGAGTTCGTCATGCACGTGGCTTGGCTGGAGGAGGCAGGCTTGGTCAAGGCCAATGTGCGTGTCGGCATGAGCGAATCCGACGGCCAGTACGCCTTCGTTTGGCGCCTGACTTGGGCCGGCTGCGAATTCGCCGACGCCGTGCGCAGCGACACGATCTGGAAGAAAGCCAAAGAAACGGTCATCAAACCCTCAGCCTCCTGGACGTTCGACTTGCTGAAGGAATGGCTCAAAACGGAGATCAGCCAGGGCCTGCCGACCCTCGGGCGACTCGGCCAGTAGGTCGACCAGTTCCGCCGCCGCAGCCAGCAGCGCGCGCTCGGCCGGGTCTTTGGACCAGAACACGTAGTCCGTCTGACGCAACTGAGCGAACATCTGGGGCGCGGCCCCTGCGCGCTCCAGCCAGCCGGCTGCGCGGCGCGCGACACGCAAATGGAGTGAGTCGGTCATCGCGCCCCTCCCTCCTTGCGGCCGATCGCCTCCACAAGCCAGCAGCGGCGCTGCACCTCTTCCAGGCCACGCTCGCCCTCGGGCGAAATGGACGGCACCAACAAGGTCAGGTCGACCACGGGGCAGCAATCGCGCTCCAGCGTGATCACGGCCTTGGTGGTTTTTTCGGGAAGGCCCAGGGCCTTGGCGAGCAACGCGGTGGCGAGGTCAGACATTGGCGCCCTCCCCGGCTTGGGTGGCGGGCGCCGAGGCCAGTTCTGGCCAGTAGTCCTGCCAGTCTTGGGCTCGCAGCTGGACTACAGACACGCCGGACAGCTCGCTCACCTTGCGACACCAGCGCGCCGGTACGCCGCTGGATCGCCAGCTCTGAATGGCTTGATAAGTCGCATCGCCGCCAAGTTTTCGCGCCGCTTCGACGGGGCCACCCATGGCAACGATGGCCGCATCGGCGGCCGCGCGAACGACCGCCTTCAAGTCCGTGGTGCTGCTCACTGGTATCTCACAAGAATTTCTAGCAATGCTAGTTGATCTTGTGTGGACGCGCAACCCCGCACAAGCAACACTTGTGATCATGTCAATTCACCAAACCATCAAGCGCGAACGTGAGGCCCGAGGCTGGTCGATGGAGGACCTAGCTGCCAAAGTGAGCGCCATGGAGGGCCTGCAAAAGCCGCTGTCCTGGCAGGCTGTGCAGCAATGGGAGAAAGAGGACGCCGGAACAGCTCCAAAGCGCAAGCGGCTGGAGGTCGTTGCGGCGCTTTTTGATATGTCGGTCGCGAACCTGCTCGGGGGCTATGGCGGATCACCCGTCGCCGTACTGACGGCAGAGGAAGCCGTGCCCAAAGGTTATCTCAATATAAAAGAATCGATCGTCCGGTTCACCGGAGGAGACGGGTATATAGTGCCCGAGTATGAATTGATCGAAAAAAGTACACCTGCGACGTACAGGGAAAGCTGGTTTCGCGAGCAAAGGATCAATCCTGCCCAGTGCAAGCGATTCAAGGTCGACGGCAGCAGTATGGAAAACACACTATTCCAGGACGATACCGTTCTCGTGAACATGGCAGAAACCAATATCATCGAAGGAAGGGTTTATGCTATACGATATGGCGAACAACTGAAGATTAAGCGACTATATAAAAGACTGGACGGCGGATTGATATTGCACTCCGATAATCCGCTCCACCACCCACAAGACGAAGAGCTGTCTGCCGAAGTAGTGGCAGAGCACATCGCTGTAATCGGAAGGGTGCGCGATAAATCTGGCCCAGGCGGGCTGTAAGTGCATTCGGGGCATTGCCTTGCTCATAGCTGACGATGTAAAATATTGTGTCAGCCGCAGCCAAGCAACGCCATGCGCAAATCTCTGATCGCCGCTCTATCTTCAGCCCTTGCCATCACAGGCGCATTTGCCCAGCAGTCAGGGGGTAAGCAGTCTCGAGCGCGCTCGACAGCTTCCCCAGTAGGGCAGAAGATAGCGCCTATGGCTCCCTCTCCTTTCAAACCGGCCGGCTTTGTAGCGGGCACACCGCTGCCGTCCTATCTGAGCAATGATCCGGTCAAAGTCTATGGCTGGCTTTCTGACCTCATTCGAGAGGTGCCCGGCAAACCGGACAAGTTCTCCACGACCGACGATCGCAACACGTACGTGGCTGCCGTAGCGCAAAAGATTCAGTCGGTCGGGCCAATCGCCATGCCAGGCAGTTGCAGGAATCATTACAAGAGCGATGAACAAAAATACTTAGTCACCGCTATCGCCGTTTCAGTCAAGGATTACAGCGCGGTTCAAACGATAAACGCAGCGACGCATGATTTAAGAGTCATTTCTCTGCAAACCGTCAATAAGAGGACTGAAACATACACTGGTCAAAATGCCTATGGCGCAGAGACACAGGTCAGCAAGATCACAAGCGATCCCTACTCTATCGCCATTCCAAAAACGAGCATCGCCCCAATCTACAAATCCGGTGTTTTATCCAGCGAACTGCGGTACTCATCCTATGGCAAGGATTTCGGCCATATCTCCGTTGGCTTTCCCATGCCATCCAACGAGGCGCGCGCCAATGATTCAGACATTCAGTGTATGTACGTCGTTACATTCGCGGCGCCAACGTTATTTGAATATACGGACCGCACTTCGCCGACCCGAGACCTTCCATTTGAAACGATTCAGAACTTTCATGCGATGTACGGTTCGCTGAATCAATTCTTCGTTTTCAATAAAACAACCGGACAAATCTACGCGCAGGCGTTTGGCGAGGGCGGAGCCATACAAGACACGGCGAAGGTCACTCCGACCAACAGCTATTGCGCTGAAGATGTGATAGAGCGGGTCCGCTCCACGTCTGCCAGCGAGGAGGAAGTCGCCCGTTTCTGCGGCAGACGATAGATGTAGTCTCACTTCCTTGAACCGTCGCCAGACGGTTTTTTTTGTGCCTGACGCCTCGTCTTCACAGGAAGTCGCGCAAGAAATTCACTAGTTTTACTTGTGTGCTAGTTTTTCTTGTGGCAACATGCGATCCATCGCGGCACCCCGCCGCTTTGGAGGCACCATGCACACCCCGACACCCGGCCACCGCGCGCGGCCCATCACCCACCACAGCTACCGCGCCACCCTGTGGCCGAAGAAGGTCGAAGCGGCCGACGTTGAAGAAGCCGCCGACAAGGGCCAGCTGCCCTTCGTCCAGGTCCAGGCCGCCAACGCCGACGACGCCACGCTGAAGGCCGGCCAGGTCAGCGGCGAGCGCGTGCTACGCATTGAACGGCGCGACGACGCGCGGGAGGCCGCATGAGCCGCCACCCCACCCCCAAGGGCGCGGCCGAGCACAGCCGCCACAGCGCGTACATGCCCCCACGCTTTGCCCGCACGGCGGGCCAGGCCTTCAAGGACGCGGACTACGCCACGGCCATCCACCGCCCCGCCGGCCACGTGTGGGGCAGCGCCGACGCCGCGCTGGCCTGGCTGGCGGTGTTGCTGGTGGTGGTGGCCTTCGTGCTGTCGCACCTGGGCGGTCCCAGCGACGCGCAGGCCGAAGCCGACACCCAGGCCGACCTGGCCGCCGCCATCGCGCAGGCCCAGGGCGAGCGGCCCGAGCTGTGGGACGAGGCCAGCCGCGCCCGCGCCGAGGTGGCGGTGCAGCTGGTGGCGAGAGGGGGTGTGCGGTGAGCGGGCAGGGCAAGCACATGCCAGGGCCATTGGGCGTCGAAGCTGGTGGTGTCCACCGCCCAACCATTGGCCGAGCGAACGTCGAGAACAGCGCCATCCTGCGCGGAATTGAGCGCCGAAAGGCCGAACGGGCGGCAATGCGCGCCGCTCTCGCGCAAGCCGAAGAGGTCAACGCCACCCTCATCGCCGCCCTCGAGCGCGTGCTGCCGCTGGTCGACCACTTCGGCGACATCAGCGAATCGAACGCCATCCGCGCCGCCATCGCCAAGGCCACAGGAGCGCCAGCATGACCACCGTCACCCCGTCCACACGCGTGCACAAGGGCAACACGCCCGATGGCACGCCGTACTTTGCGGAGCGCGCTGCGGTCGAAGCGGAAGCGCGCACCGCCGCCCAGGCCGGCGCCACGCTGCTCGACGCCTGCCCCTACCCCTTCGGCACCGAGGCCGAGGAAGTCTTTACCGCCGCTTTTCAGCGCGCGGGCGGGAGGCTGCAGCGATGAACCGCGCCACCCGCCGCGCCATCGCGCGCACCGGCCACGCCCCCATGGACGTGGCCACGCAGACCAGCCTGCGCAAGGCCCAGTGCCTGGTGAAGATCGCCACGGTCTTGGAGCTGAACAAGCCCACCACCGAGGCACAGCACGACGGCATCATGCTGGAGCTGCACAGCTGCTTTGACGCGCTGAAGAACGGCAGCAGCGACCCCGAGCTGTTCAACCGCCTGGGAGGATCGCTGAACACCGCCCTGGTGCTGGCCGAAGCCATCGGCCAGGAGGTGGTGGACGCCATCCTCGCCGCGCACGACGCCCTGCGCCACTGCGCCGCGCTGCGCGATCGGCACGGCCGCTATGGCTTCACCGGCCAGGGCATTCAAGACGTGCGCGAGGCGCTGGACCTGTACAGCCAGATCGTGCGCCTCAGCACCCCGCTGCAGATCAACGCCGCCGTGGACGAAGGCCACCGCCGCGTGCTGAAACAGATGCAAGGCAACGGGGTGCCGGCATGAGAGCGCCCAACCCCGCCAACCCCGACCTGAAGGCCGCCCAGCACCTGCGCGCCACCCTGCACAAGGGCCGCGCGCTGAGCGAACAGCGCGCCGAGCGCGTGGGCTACCAAACCCGCCGCGCGTCGACCCCTGAGCAGGCCGGCCCGGACGATTACACCGGCAGCGAACTGGCGCCCTACACCGGCCGCCCCGGCGCGCTGGACGCCTTCAGCAAGCCCAGCCTGATCGGCGGCCAACGCCGCGCGCACCGGGTGGCGAGCCAGTACACGGAAGGGGATGTGCCAAAAGCATCAACCCCGGCCAGACAGCACCACGCGGGTGGCAACAGCTGATGCCGCGCGCAGGGACCACAGATCCGACCACTTCATTTCACAGGAGCCAACCATGACCGGACCCACACCGACCAACTGTGCAGACGCTTGCACCACGTTCACCAGCCTGCCACCGATCGGCGCCCCACTGGGCGGCGGCATCTTCGCTGGCCTGACCACCCTGCCGGACGGCCAGCACATGGCCGTTGCGCTGCTGCCCAACCAAGGCACCGACCTCGACTGGCCGGCCGCCACCGCCTGGGCCGAAGGCCTGCAGGCCACCCTGCCAACCCGCCCGGTAGCCGCACTGCTGTTTGCCAACCTGCGCCAGCACCTGCGCAAGGAATGGCACTGGACCAGCGAGACGCACGAGGAATTTGCCTCTTACGCCTGGTACTGCGGCTTCGACGACGGCCTCCAGGTCACCAGCCGCAAGAGCTATGAGGCCCATGCCGTTGCCGTCCGCTTGATCCCCATCAGCGCTTAG